CCAAAATACCATGATATACTAACTGTTGTAGTGTTTCCAAGTCTTGCGATAGGTTTTCGAATTCATCAAAGCCGATATTTTGCGACTTCATGAATTTGCCTAGTGCGTACCGATTGAAACTAACGGGTAGTGACACTCCGTTAAATTTGATTGTTTTGTAGTCTTTCATTCAGTTATAATTATGTGATTGTTGCCGAAGTAACCGCACCATCTACATCAAACGTAGCGGAAAAAGTTGCGTCCTGTTGTGCCTCCGCTGAAAATTCAAGCGCGGTACAATAAGCCGAAAACTGATACTCTACGTCGCCTGTTTCCGAAGTGGTTAGCTCCATTGTAAGCAGTGTTTTGTTTTCAAAGGCGGTATTCAAATCGTCTGGCGTGTTAGCCGTGCCGTCAAAATTGAAGAAGCCCTCCACACTAATGGTAGTGGTTGCCTCCTGTAAGTTCTTTTCAACCTGGCCCGATGTTAAATCCTTGTGGATTCGGTCGGTTGTGTTTCGTGTACGTGAAAAAGTACAACTCGTGGCGTATGCAATTACGCTGCCGCTGTTTGTGATTCGTAGAATCGAACCATCTACTACTCCTGTCGTAGCCATAATATTTTAGTTTTTAGTTATCAAATTTTACACCACAACACGAAACAAAAAACTCATCTGCGTCGCGTAGGATTCTAATTGTTCTATAAAGGTGTCATCCGATTGGCTTTGGAAATAACACCCCTGTATATTTGTGCTTGCCACTGTACCTCTGTACTCATTTAGCAAGCTCTTTATATTTTCAGCCAAGTCAGCGCTTTCGCCATACTTTTCGCTGTATATGTCAATTTGCCAACGTATCTTATAGTTAGTCGTAGGTGCACCCTTTACAGTGCTTATCTCTACGTCTGTTTTGTAATGTACCAAAGCAGGGTAGGGTACATTTTGCGGAATCTGGTCAGGATATATCCTTTCTGCCACTACATCGGTAATGCTAGTATCATTTCGCAACAACTCGAAAACCGCTGGGGCAATATTCATAATCCTGTTTTCCTTTTTAGCTTATTCAGTTCTTTTTCTAGTTCCTGTTGTGCTACCGAAAACGCCCGTGCGGCTGACTTCTTAATAGCTGGCTCCATGAACGTGCGTCGAAATGCATCTGCACTACCTAACACCATTGGGGCGTAATATCCATCTACTCGCGTCCCGCTTTCTCCGTATTTACCGCCCGACTTCCCTTTTTTCACCAATTTTGGGCCTATAAATTCCCTGGGCGACTTCCTGAACCGTAGCCGCTTAATCGACTTGCGTAGGTTGCCTGGGTAATATGTAGCCACTTTTCTTCCTCGTCCTTTTGGCGCTCTTTTGCGCTGTACAACTTTAGGCGTATTGTATCGGTAATTTTCTCGCTTACTCCTCTGGCTTATCGGTATATTTGCCCGCGCTGCATCAACTACAATCTTTGCGGGTTTGCGCATTACGCGACGACGTAGTTTATTGTCCTGGATGCTATCGTTTAGCTCTTGAAAGTTCTTCAAAACTTGCTGTACTTCCGCATCAAACCTACTTACATCAATTACTACCGCCATTACGCTAATTCTTCGCTATTCTTTTGTAATTCTAATTCTAAGCGCATGAACTGACGCCAATCGTCATACAATACGCTCTTAATATTCCATTCGTCACCATCGGCTTTCACGCGCATCTTTTCGTTAATGGCCGAATTATATCGAAGCGTTGCAAGTACATTCGTAGTCGCTGAAATACGCGAACCAAAAATATCTTCATCGCTTCCGCTTTCCTTGTATTCCAAATTACACCAAACATCCGAACCCTCTACCCACGTAATCGACTCTGAACCGTTCGCGTCCTTTGTCACGGTAGGCGTCAAAAATCTAAGCGTGTGGCGCATCTGGCCTATGACGTTTTTCTTATTCAAAAGTCCAGTTTCTATGTTGGTAAATAAGTTTATCAATGTACGTCTTTCGCTCCTGCACTGGATTCATTCTGTTTTCGTAAGCGTATGCAACCGCGTGTAAAATCAATGTCTTGTACTTAGTAGGCACATCGGCAGCCGTAGCCCCGAATCCCGCCACGTACGTAATCTTAATCGCTTGTTGCTCCGCATCCGTTGTCGGCCATGAATACGAATCCTTTAAGTATACCCTGCCTGGTTGCTTATTCGTGTCTAGTGTGTACGCATCACTAGAAAAAGTCGAGTAAGACCCGCCCGTCTTGTATTCTACCGATGTGACAGATTGAACCGGAAACGTATCTAGCTGTATTTCGTCGCTGGTCGGTATACGGTCGCTGTACTGCTCAACCGTCTGCGTAATAAAGCGAATATTCAGCCGATCCTCGATGGTTTCACGGGTAGAAGCTAGTAGCATCGTAATCAGGTCATCATCTGATGTTGCGCTAACTTTCAACCAGTTCTTTACCTCTGTCAATGACAAAGGTTCTACCGTAGGATCGACTGAAATTCTGAAACTCATTTATTTCGCTTTTGCTTTTGAAGTTCTCCGTCTTCGGGTTGTTTTTGGCTTTGGCTTTTCAGCCTGCTTACTAGCCTGCTTTTCAGCCGAAACCGCTAACCCCTCCTTAACGAATTGCTTTGCCTGGTCTGCGCTTAATTCATACGTGCGCCCCTTTACGTACTTGCCGTATAAGGTGACGCACGATGTATTGAATTTTACCTTCATTACGTTGCGGGTTGTGCCAGCGTCTTAATTGCGCTTGCATTCAACAATTTGCCATCGTATCGGGCAAAAGCCAGGAACCCAACCGAAAGATCATCGGCAAAGCGCTCATCTAACCTGCGTATATTCACTTCGCGAACTCGACGGATGATGTACTTACTCCAATCACCAAAGGCGATCGGCTTTGCACCCGCTCCAATGTCGGCCATATCCTGGTTAATCACGTAAGGCTTTCCAAGCAATGTCGATGGCTCACCGTCGCGCAAAGATGGAACCCATAGTGGGCGGTCATCCGATGCGCCAATAGTCAGCTTCTTGATTGCTTTCAGAGTGGCATCGTTCATCATGAACGCGGCCCCTTGCATCATCCTGTAAGCAGGGTCTACACCGTGCAACAGGTCGAAAATGTCATCTGCTGTAATAGCGGATGTACTTGCACCTGTGACAGTTCCAGCACTACCCACAAACCCGGTCGGCTTACTTGAACCATCTCCAGTAGTGAAATGCTCGTTTAAAGCACGGGCAAATCTAATACCAAGCAAGCTCCCTAATTCGCCTACGACATTGGTTGCCTCATCCTGGAGAAACTCCAAAGACAGCTTTACCAAATCGCGGTAAGTGTAGGCAGAAAACTGTGTACGGCCAAAGGTCATATCCTGTACGGTCGTGCTTGCGGCTTCAGCTACGATAACCGCTTTTGCGCTGGTATCGTCCAAGGTAGGCCAGTTAAGCGTACCACCGCCGGCAGTAGTCACAATACGGGAAACTTCCATCATGCCACCGTAAGCAAGTAAGGCGATGTCGATTTCGTTCATCAATTCGATAGGCACATTATACCCCCCGTAAGTTGTTCCCGACGTTGTGGTTGTGATGGTGTTCGTGCCACGATTCAGCACCGTGCGCTCCTCATTGCTAAGGTTCTGCTTGCGGAAGTGCTTTAAGAAAACGTCCAGGTACTTTGGCTCCTCGTTACGGGTTTCCGTTTCTGGCTCGTCATCAATGGCCGAAATGGCTTCCAGGCGTTTCATGTCTTGAATCTGCTTTTCAACTCGTTCAAGGATGTCGTTTGCTTTTTCAAAACGTTCCTGCTCATCAGCAGTCATGGCCCGGTCTTCGGACTTTAAGCGTTGCTGCAAATCTTTCATATCCGCGTAGATCGCAGCCTTTTCGTCATAGAGCTTTTTAATACTCATCTTTATTTATTGAATTTAGTGAGAAAAATATCAACACAGGCCGCGTCTACGTCTGCGTGTGATTTTACTTTATCTGTATTGGGCGCGTCTTTAATGTCGCTCGGTCCTGATTTTGCGTCCTCAATTACTTCTACTTCTTGCATTTTGTCTTGTACGCTCCGCACCTGGGCCATCGGGTCGGCTGGAATAGGCACTAAACTAATCTCGAATGGCTCCCAATCTACCGCACGGTAAATAGGCCGTTCTCCTTTGGCGCGTTCCTCTCTTTGTACTTTTCGCACCTCATAGCCAATAGAGACATTTTTGATAATTCCATCTTTAACATCCTGGACAATTCCTTTTACTTCATCGCGACCACTTAGGCGAATTGTAGCACCACCCTGGCCGTTTTCTACCCATGCCCGTTCAACTACTCCAATCTGTGAAGAAAGGCCACTGAATCGGTCGTGGTTATCCAATACAGGAGCTCCCGCGTTTAAGCGTGATAGCTTTACGTGGTCATCATCGAATGATAGCACTTCGTCGTATTCTTCCTCTCTGCGCCAATCATAGCGACGATAAGGCGCGGAAGTGGTGAAGGTCACATCGAAGCTGTTTTTTTCTTCGTTGTAGCTTGATGGTGAGAATGCCCCACGAAATACGGTTTTAATCGTCTGTATCGTCTCCATTGTTATTTTCGTTTATTTCGTTTATTTCGCTTGTATT